ACTCAGAGTATGGTATTTACTGTCGAACCTGGAGATGAATTTAGATTTTCTAACGGTATATCTGGAAGTGCTGCACTTAATCCTGTAACAGCTGAAGCTGAAGTATACATGGTTACCGATGTTGAGTTTAGCGATAGATTACATATCACATTAGATAAGGATATTCCTACTGAGGTAGATATTGATGGGTTTGTGTTACGTAGGTATGTACAAGATCCTACTTCCATAATACTTAATCAAACCAAGACCGAAGGAGATACTTCACCGGCATTCGTACTCCCACAACATCCACCAGAAAAACTTGAAAATAATTTAAGTAATATCATAAAAGATCTAGTTGGACAGAATCTTATTTAACTTCATATTTATACTATATAAACTTTACAAACAATGGGATATTTAGACAATTCAGTAGTAACAGTTGACGCTATCTTAACTAAGAAAGGTAGAGAGCTTATGGCTAGAGGAGACGGTTCCTTCAGAGTAACGCAATTCGCTTTATCTGATGATGAAATCGACTACACACTCTACAACACAACTCACCCATCCGGTTCTAATTATTACGGAGAGGCGATCGAAGGTATGCCTTTACTAGAAGCTTTCCCTGACGAAACTCAAATCATGAAGTATAAGCTTGTAACTCTTCCTAGAGGTACATCAAGACTTCCTATATTAAACGTAGGTTACAGCTCTATTACTTTAAAGCAAGGAGCATCTCTAGCCATTACTCCTCAAACTCTAAATTACTTAGGAGCTAATCAGACATTTGAAACAAACGGGTACACTGCTACTATTGCAGACACCAGAGTGCTAAGTACTTTTAACGGCGTAGGAGTAAACACTCCTGAAGCAGCAGCATTAAACCAAACTACTACATTAGGTACAAACGTATCTAAAACAGTTATCGGAACTTCTATCAATTTAACTGCTACTAATGTTAATACATTATTCGGTACAAATACACAGTTACAGACTACTGTAACTATTATCGGTAGAGATTCTGGAGCACGTGTAACTATCCCAATAACTATTACTAAAATAAACTAATAATATATGTCGTTTAAGAGATTCGAAGCTGACGACTTAGTAGTAAGCGCTGAGCCAGTAAGCTCTCCAGTATGGAGTACCGGTCAACCAACTCTAACAGCTTTCTACACTAGTTCAGCACAAGCCAACGGTGTAACGGGTAATTACTATATTAACGTATACCAAACTGGTTCTACTGAAAACTCAGCAGCAGTCCAGCTAGCAATCGCTTATGCCGATGTAAAAGGCTCAGGTTCACTAGCTTACAACGCAGCTATCCCAGGTACATCCTACACTAGGACTACTTACGGACAGTTACGTAACTTGGTGCTAGGAGATGAAGAGACAACTGTTTCATTCGACAACTACTCTGCTAATAATTTTTACGTCATTTCGATCGATAGAGATAGATATAAAGAAAGTTTACTCCAGGGATCATTTAACTTACACTTATCAAGCTCCTCACCAAGTTTAGCTGCTTTACACTTAACAGATAATAGCGGTGACGTTAATACAGTAACGTTTAACGATGCAGGTAGAGTATTCCAAGTCATATCTGGATCAAATGGATCTGCTTATTCTGGAACAGGTTACACTACATCATCCGGTTCTTACGGACTATTCTTACCCGACGTTGGAATTGTACTACTAAATGCTGATGCACTTGATGATAACTCAGGCGAAGGTATCAACTTAGGTACTGGAAGAAGTTCAAATACCGATAATAACAACGAAGCAAAACTATTTAACAGTATAGTAGGGGGAGGTAGCTTCCAATTAAATTACCAGGAAACAATTTCCTCTCAATTTGTATTTACTCGAGTAAGAAACTCAGAATTTAATTACTCAACCAATCCATCTTATATTACAGGATCTGGAGACTTGCGTATTAATAATTTTGTTAACGCTCCCCAAACTTACATTACTACAGTAGGAATGTATAATGATAATAATGAATTACTTGCTGTAGCAAAATTATCTAAGCCATTACTAAAAGACTTTACTAAAGAAGCGTTAATTCGCATCAAGTTAGACTTCTAATGAATGAGTGCATTTATAAAACTCAACAAACAAGATGCGTTTGTAACTCCGTATACAGCGCATAAATCCTACTCCTACACTACAAATCAGGAGAGGATTATTGCCGGTATTAGGTTTAGGTTAGGAACTGCTCTAAGCAGTTCTTATGAGCGCGATTATTTCCCAACAGGTGCTAATAAGTTTCATAGCTCAGTAAATCAGTTATACTATTCGAACTACTCATCTTCATTAGAGAGCGGAAGTTTTGATAACTATAATCAATCTACTTTATTCTTTACTAAGAGTTTAGGAGATAATGTTGCTATTATATCTATACCCCAGCCTCTATTTGGAGAGAATATCAAACCAACAACCTTTAAGTTCACTAGTGGATCGATAGAAATTTACGATGATGGAGAAGGTAATCTATTCTCCTCAGGAGCAGTATCCTATAATCAAGTAGTAAGCTCTTCCATATCAAGCTCTATAGAGTACTTCCAAGCAACTGCTTCTGCAGCATACGATAATATATCAGATCAAGAGACAATGAATTTCGGTATACCTATCGAACCGAACTCTCCGAATGAAATCACTCTCGATGAAGTTTATTTAACGAAAGTAGAATGGACCGGTAGCCCAGTAGAGTCTCCTTTTTATCTACAGAACGGAAGCACACAAGTCAGTATTATCAGTGAATCAGCAGATCTAGCTTGGTTAGAATTCCCTAACGATTCAAAGCTCATCTCTAACGATAGATTGTACGTCCAATTTCAAGATAATCTCGCTGCTGATAATATTAATTTTTACTTCGAAAGCTCGAGTATAAAAACCTTTGCCACAAACAACACTATTTACGAATCTGCATCTATCGCTGATGGTGAATATTTAGGGAATATTTTCTACAGTCATGGAATGCTTACATTAACTAGATCTGATATTGCTCAAAGACTACAGGAGCAAGTATTAAGATCAGGCTCCCTCTCATGGAAAGGTTCACATACCGTTTATGAACATACTTACAATTGTACAGTTGATCAAACACAGTTAAACTTTTCTCTAAATCCATCTACCTACACAAATTCAACTAAAAGCGGCTCTCTGTTAGATAACATTACAGGAAGTTATTTCCAACCATATGTCACTACTATCGGGCTGTATAATGACACAAACGAATTAATCGCTATTGGGAAGCTGGGACAACCAATTCCAAAATCACAGCATGTAGATATGACGTTTGCAGTAAAATTTGATTCATAATGACACTCACCCCTGTTTCTTGGAGGTGTAAAGAACAACTCATCACAGAAATCTCAGACATGCCTGAAGGTACGTATGGATTTATATACAGAGTTACACACCTCCCAACAAAGAAAAAATATATAGGAAAGAAAGTTTTATTCTTTGAACGTAACGTTAAGTTAGGTAAGAGAGAATTAGAAGCTTTAAAGGAGGAGAGAAAAGCTGCCGGCATAGGTGGTAGAGTACCTGCTAAAAAGAAAGTAGTTAAGGAATCTGATTGGAAAGAATACTACGGTTCTCAAGAAGAGATTAAGAAACTAGTAAGATCTTCAAAACCAGAAGACTGGACTAGAGAGATTTTAGATTTCGTTCCTACAAAAAAACTGTTGACTTATTACGAAATAAAGCATATCTTTATTAATGATGCTTTAGAAGATCCCGACTTTCTAAATGATAACATCTTAGGTAAGTTCTACCAGAAAGACTTTATCAAAGTTGGTTATTAGGATATAATTTCTTATATTAAGGTAATAACTAGTTATACTCTCTATGGAGAACGGATTACTGCTAAACGCAGTTGAAGGAGTTTTAGGCAAAAGTCATAAACGAGCAAGAGACAATTACGCGTTTCATTGCCCATTCTGTAATCACCGTAAACCTAAGTTAGAAGTTAAGATGACTTCTGATGAAAAAGGACACAACCCATGGGAATGCTGGGTATGTAATACTCGAGGACGTACTATAAAGTCTCTTCTCCGTCAGATGAAGATTGGCAAGGAAGAAGCTATTGAAGTTCTTAAGTACGTTAAGAAAGGTGATAAGATTACCTACCACGACTTAGAGGTAGTTGAATTACCGAAAGAATTCCAACCGTTATACTTAGCCTCTACTACTTCCATTATTGCTAATAAGATCAGAAAGTATCTCTATAGAAGAGGGTTAACTGATAATGATTTTATCAAGTATAATGTAGGTTACTGTATGACCGGTGAATACGGGGGTAGGATTATTATTCCATCGTACAACGAAAATAATCAATTGAACTTTTTTGTAGGTAGAACGTTTGAAGATGCTTTTATGAAGTATAAGAATCCATCTGCCTCTAAAGATATAGTCGTATTTGAAAATATGATTAATTGGAATCAGCCAATCGTACTCGTTGAAGGAGTGTTCGATGCTATGGCTGTTAAGCGTAATGCTGTTCCAATCTTAGGTAAAACTCTATCTAAGAGCTTAATGAAGAAATTAGTTTCTAGTAAGGTTCAAGACATTTATATAGCATTAGATAAGGATGCATTAAAGAAAGCGCTAAGCTATTCTGAGCAGTTCTTATCAATGGGTAAACGTGTCTTCTTAGTAGATATGGTAGACAAAGATCCTAGCGAGATGGGTTTCTCTAATTTTACTCATCACGTCCAATCCGCTCAAGAGCTAACCTTCAGCGACCTCTTGAAGCACAAACTACAACTAGCATGATATATAAAGGTGCTAATGTTCTGAATGAGCATAAGAAGAAGAAGTTAATGTATGACGGTCAATTAGAACAGATTACGTTCTTAGACCGTCGAGTTTACAAAAAGGAAGAAGGAGTTTACTACCCTTCTGTTACTACCGTTTTACAGTATATGCCTAAGAATAAGTTCTTCGATAACTGGTTAAAAGACGTCGGACATAATGCTGATCTTATTATGAGAAAAGCAGCAAACGAAGGTAATGCAGTCCATGAAGCAGTAGAAGATTTGATTGCAGGTAAAGAGATTACTTGGATGGATGATTTTGGTAATGCAAAATATAACCTTGTAGTATGGAATATGATCTTGAAAGCAGCAGAGTTTTTCAAGAAGCATAAACCAACTGTAATTGCAGCAGAAGAATTTACATTTTCAGATAAGTTTAAATATGCAGGGACTGCTGATTTAATTGTAGAGATGGACGGCGAAAGATGGTTACTAGATGTTAAAACTTCGAACAATCTACACCGTTCCTATGACTTACAGCTAGCAGCATATGCTAAAGCTTGGGAAGAGATG